GACATACAGTTATCTCTCCTATGATAGTCGGTATCACAAACGAGAATCATGGTTTTAGTTCTAACGCTGATGAAATAGAAATGGCTACTAAGGTATTTTATAACCAAAGTATTAAGAGTTTCCAAGACGCTATAATAGATAGAATTAATGAATACCTAGCTTTTAATGGTGCTGCTTTACACTTGTATTTTAAGCGCCTAGACTTGATGGAATCAGTTCAAGAAATGGCTATCACAGCTGACGCTGAAAATGTAGCAGCTACAGCCATGAATGGGGCGCAGATAAGTAGTTTAGTTTCTATTGTTCAAGCTGTTGGCGAGGGTACGTTAACACCTGAATCAGGGGTGCAAGTAATACAAGCTGGTTTCCCTACAATATCAGAAGAAAGAGCAAGAGCGATTGTAGGGGTAAAAGATACAGGCGCTATTGACCCTGTAACAACTTTAAATTCAGATAAACATTTGTTAAAAATAATATCAGAACTTGGTGAAGATGAATCTGATGAATGGGTGTTAATTGATGAAAGACCAGTTGAACTAGACAATGAAGAATTTTATAACAAACAGGTAAAAGAATGGGAAGCTGAATTGAACAAAGAAAATGAAACTACCCTTTCAAAGATAGTTAAGTTTGCAACAGGTAGGGCTGCGCCTAACAAAGAAAGTTCACAAGACAAAGAGGTTGACGGTTTATTCTTTAAGGTTCGTTATGTTTATGCTGGTAACCCTAGCCCACAAAGAAAATTTTGTAGAGAAATGATGAGGGCGCAGAAATTATATAGGAAAGAAGATATAGCGAAACTTAGCGCAGCTAACCCTAATCCTGGCTTCGGTGAGGGTGGTTCAGCGAATTATGACATCTTTACTTTCAAAGGAGGGGCTAGGTGTAAACACTACTTCAAGAGAAGGACATACATAGCAGCGTCAGCTAAAGAAACTATATCAAGTTTTGACACAGTAGAAGTAACAAAAGCTGAAGCTAGGAGGTTTGGTTATGTACCACCTGAAAATGATTATTTAGCTGGTATAGAAACAAACAAATTACCAAGGAAAGGCTTTAGCCCAACGAACCCAAATTTACCATCAGACGTAAAATAATACAAAATGAGTTACACTTTATTAATAACAACCAACGATATCCCTAAGTTTACAGCTTTGAATGGGAATACTGACGTCGATAAGTTTGTTCAGTTCGCTCTCATAGCTCAAGACATTCATATCCAAAACTATACAGGCACAAATTTACTAGATAAAATACTAGCAGATATTACAGCTGGTACTTTGTCAGGTGATTATTTAGACCTAGTTAATAACCACCTAAAGAAAATGCTTATACACTACAGTATGACAGAATACTTACCTTTTGCAGCTTATACAATAGCGAACAAAGGCGTCTATAAGCATGGCACAGAAAACGGTGAAACAATAGAAAAAAACGAAGTTGATTATTTAGTTGAAAAGGAAAGGCAAATAGCCCAGCATTATACAGACAGGTTCGTTGCATTTATGCGCAATAACTCAAACCTATTCCCTGAATATAACAATAATACTTCTGATGATATGAACCCTGATAAAATAGCGTTCAGCTGTGGGTGGGTTCTTGATGGCACACCAGAAACAGTAAAAGGCTACGATAAACGAGATGTATCAATATGAGGAAAGTTTATAAACCAAAACAAGTAAACATTAAAAAGCTACAGGTTTACTTAATGACAAAGAGTAAGAAATGAAACAATTAATAATCGCCCATACTTCTGTATTTATGAAAACAATATTGGTATTTTTTGCACCAATCAAGCCTATTATAATGTTAATAGGTATATCAACTATCTTAGATACAGTTGCTGGTATATGGAGGGCAAAGAAATTGAAAGAAACTGTATCAAGTAGAAAAGCAAGGAAGGGCTTAATACCTAAATTAGTTAGTTATATAGTAGCTATTTTGTTGGTATATGCTACTGACTTTTTTATAATTAACGAAATGGTAAGTAATTTTATAAGTATAGAATACCTAGCGACTAAACTAATCGCATTAGCCTTAATATCAGTAGAGGTTAAAAGTATTGACGAATCATTTAAAGCTGTAAAGGGCTGTTCGTTCCTACAAAAAATAACTGATATTATTTTAAAGGCTAGGGATATTCGTAAAAACCTAAGGTAAATGGCTAATTTAGAGTACTTGATTATACATTGTACAGCAACCCCTGAGGGTAGGGAAGTAACTTCTAACGAGATATACAGGTGGCACACTAACCCTAAAGACAAAGGGGGTAGAGGTTGGTCAAGGGTTGGTTATTGTGAAATGATACACCTAGACGGAACGATAGAAGAACTTGTGCCTTATAATGATGACCATTATATAGATAACTGGGAGGTGACGAATGGTGCAAGAGGGATGAACCACAAGAGCCGTCATATAGTTTACGTTGGGGGTGTCGATAAAAAAGGCAAAAAAGCAAAAGACACAAGGACAGAAGCACAGAAAGAAGCGTTAGAAATGTATGTTAAAGCGCACACTACCCTACAACCTCAATGGAGGATTGCTGGTCATTACCATTTTGCAGCGAAAGCCTGTCCAAGTTTCGACGTTGAGGAATGGTTAAAAGAAATAGGTATAAAACAAAAGAACATTTATACTAAAAAGCCTACAGTTTTATGAGGTATATAATACTATTATTGTTTTTAAGTGGTTGTACAAGTACATACTACTTAAAAAAAGCAATAAAAAAAGACCCAGCAATATTAAAAGAAAGGGTTATTGTAGATACATTGAAAATTGAAAGGCTTGATTCTGTACCTTATGTAGTTAACGATACTATCCGTTACACCTATTTTAAGACCCTTAGGGACACGATAATAACAACCAAGTATAAATATATCAAAAACCCAAAAACAAGGCAACAGGTGCGCTTAAAATCAAAAAAAGAAATAAAGGTTATAAAAGAAACTAACAAAAACGAAAGGCTTAATAACAGGTTAGACAAAAGGTTAAAGCAAACAGAAGTAAGAAAGTCAGGTGGTGGCTGGGTTTTATGGTTGTTTCTGTTTTTTTTAGGTGTTTTGTGTGGTGGTTTTATAGTTTTAATTTTAAAAAAATAGTATGAATTACAATTATTTGTCGTATAATTGTACACCTTTTCGTAGGTTTCATAGTTTGTAGTTTAGTAAAAGCCCTTGCTGTATATATAGTAGGGGCTTTTTTAATATAATAATATGAAAGATTTTAGACCAAGAATCAAAGGTAATTTAAGAAAGGCTTTTGATAACTTAATTAAGAAAGAAACTAGGGTTTTAGTTATCGGTGATTTACATGAACCTTTCTGTTTGAAAGGGTATCTAGAACATTGTCAAAAGGTTTACGCTAATTTCCTATGTAACAGGGTTGTATTTATTGGAGATGTAATTGACAACCATTACTCTAGTTATCACGAATCAGACCCTAACGGTATGGGCGCTGGTGATGAACTTGACTACGCTATAAAGAAACTATCAAAGTGGCATAAGGCTTTCCCTAAAGCTGATGTAACTGTTGGGAATCACGACAGGCTAATAAGGCGTAAAGCGTTTACAGGTGGTATTCCTAAACAATGGATAAAAGAATATGCTGATGTACTAGGTGTTAAAGGTTGGAACTTTACTGATAGGGTTGTTATTGATAACGTCCAGTATATACATGGCGAATCAGGTCGTGCAATTAAAAAGGCAAAAGACGATATGATGTCAACTGTGCAAGGTCATAGACATACTGAATGCTTTGTAGAATGGGCTGTCGGCGCTAACTTTAAAATCTTTGGCTGCGCTGTTGGCTGTGGTATAGATAATACTACTTACGGAATGGCTTATGGTAAGAACTTTAAGAAGCCATCAATAAGCTGCGCTGTAGTTTTCGGAGGAAAGTATGCTATTAACCAGCCTATGGACTTGTAAATTTTATATTTTATCTTATTGGTTTACAGTTACTTATAAAAAACTTTAAAAAAAGTATATATTTTTTGTTAATAATCTAAATTTTATTTTTAGTTTTATTGCCATAAACTTTAAAACTATAAACAAATGACAAAACATTTAAAAATTTTACAACAAGTTATTGATGAAAGTAATTCTGAAGAATTCATCAAAAAACATTGTAAAGGAATGAAAAAAGAAAGTATTAAAAAAGCAATCAAATTTTTGAATAAGTTTCAGGAATTTTTAAAAACAAAATAAAAATACAAAAGACTATTATTAAGTTAGTAGTCTTTTTTTTATAC